GAGAACAGTGGAGAGGGATTGCCTCACTACATTGATGTTCTCAACAGTAAGAACTACAGATATGGGGCACATATAGCCCCTCATGACATAGTGGTTAGGGAGTTTAGTACAGGGAAAAGTCGTAAGGACCTAGCATATAGTTTAGGTATAGACTTCCAAGTTGCTCCTAAGCTCAGTGTCATGGATGGTATTGAGACAGTGCGCAACACAATACACAAGTGTTGGTTTGACGCAGAGAAGACTAAGAAAGGCTATGATGCTCTGCTTCAATATCGTAGTTCATATAATGACAAGAAGAAGATTTGGTCACAGAAGCCGGTCCATGACTGGACTTCACATGCAAGTGATGCATTCAGATACCTATGTGTAACTGATGTAGTATTTGTGGGTAATGCAGGTTCTTGGGGAAGCGAGTTGCCTAAGCAAGACTTTAGCTGGGTAGTATAAACAAAGGAATTTATGGCAAAGAAAATGACAAAGAGAGAACTTAGTGCACTAGTTGAGCAGGAATTGTACTCCGCTTCAGGCACTAGTAGCACAAAGCTAAGTGAGCAGCGTGCTGACGCAATGGACCGTTACCATGGAAAGAAGTATGGTAATGAGCAAGAAGGCCGTTCACAAATTGTCACAAGAGATGTCGCTGATGTGATTGAATGGATAATGCCTTCTCTCATGAAGATATTCACAGGTGGTGATAAGGTAGTACAGTTTGAACCACAAGGTCCAGAAGATGTTCAGATGGCTAAGCAAGCTACTGACTACGTAAACTATGCCATCATGCGCCAGAACCCTGGCTTCTCTATACTGTATAGTTGGTTCAAGGATGCATTAATCCAGAAGAATGGTATTGTAAAGCATTACTGGGACGACACTACAAAGACAACAAGAGAGGAGTACAAGAACCTCACGGAAGAAGAATTTACTGCACTACTAATGGATGACGAAATTGAAGTAGTAGAGCACACAGCTAGTGACGCAGAAGAGCCAGGTATGGGTGAAATGCCCAAGCCTATTACTCATGATGTCGTAGCTAAAAGAACAACACAGAGTGGTCAAGTACGTATTGAGAATGTACCACCTGAAGAATTTTTAATTAATAAATATGCTAAGAGTATTGAAGAAGCTCGTTTTGTTGCACACAAAGTAAAGAAGACCAAGGGTGAATTACTCTCTATGGGCTACTCGAAGAAGCAACTAGAACGTGCCTTCTCTTCTAAAGGTGAGAATGATTATAACCTAGAGAGGCTCGCACGCTTTGACCACGAAGGTGAAAGTGTCTATGATGACATTGATGATGGCCTGTGGGTTAGTGAGTGTTATATTAGAGTGGACTTTGATAATGATGGCATTGAAGAATTAAGAAAAATAACGAAGGTTGGAGATGAAATTTTAGACAATGAGGAAGTGGACAGCGTACCCTTCTCCTCCCTTACGCCTGTTCCAATGCCTCATAAGTTCTACGGATTGAGTATTTATGACTTAATCTCTGACCTTCAACTAATTAAGACTACCTTAATGCGCAACTTGTTAGACAACATGTACCTAACAAACAACGGGCGTTATGAAGTAGTAGAAGGACAAGCCAACTTAGATGACTTAATGACTAGTAGACCTGGCGGTATTGTACGAGTACGTACCCCAGGAGCTGTTAAGCCACTAGCTACACCACAACTGGACCAGAACTCTTTCAACATGCTAGGCTATTTAGATAGCATTCGTGAAGAAAGAACTGGTGTCAGTAAAAACTCTACTGGATTAGGTGAAGGGGCTCTTAAGTCCCATCAGACAGCCAGTGGAGTTAGTCAAGTAATGTCTGCAGCACAGCAGAAGATTGAACTAATTGCACGAGTATTCGCAGAGACAGGTATGAAGGACTTGTCTAACAGTGTGTACCAACTAGTGCAGAAGTATGAAACACCTGAGAAGATTGTCCGTCTAAACAATGACTGGGTTACTATGTACCCTTCTGAGTGGAAAGACAGAATGGACTGTACTGCTCAGGTTGGTCTAGGTTTTGGAAGTAAGGAAATGAATCTCATGCACCTAAACCAACTTACTCAGACTATTCAGATGATTTCACAACACCCTGCTGCTGGTATGTTGCTTAAGCCTAAGAATGTGTACAACCTAGTATCACAGCAGATTAAGGCTATGGGTATGAAGAATGTAAATGATTTCATTCAAGACCCTGGTGACGAACAGATGCAACCTCCAGGCCCTAGTCCTGAAGAGCAAGCTGCTCAGATGGAGAGTCAACTCAAGGTAGAAGAGCTTAAGCTTAAGATGCAGAAGCTACAGACTGAGAGCTCACTTAGACAGCAAGAGATGCAGTTAGAAGCTGACCTGGCACAGCAAGAGTTACAGCTGAAGGCACAAGAAGCTCAGGTGGACATGCAGATTAAACAGCAGGAGTTAGAAATTAAGAAGGCGGACTTAGCTCTTAAACAACAAGAGTTAATTTTAGAGAGAGAACAAGGGAGGCCAGTAGCTATTGGTCCTACATAACTAGGAGAACACATGGGTAAGAAAGGGAAGGAGGTTCAGAAGGGTCAGGCTGCAAAGAGATTTGTGAATGACCCCTTGTATAAAGAAGCATTTGAAGAGACAAAAGAAGCACTCATTCATATGTTACTTAATACAGCAATAAGTGAAGAAGTGGAGAGAGACAGAATTTATATTACCATCAAGAGCTTAGACTTGGTTGACCAACACATCAGGTCAGTTCTTGATTCAGGAAAACTTGCTATGAAGGAGCAAGAGTTCTATACTGAAGACTGGTAAACAACAACAACAACAAAAGAGAGGAGTGACTTATGGATTCTACTGAGAATAACCAAGAAGTACAAGAAGACGTTTTATTTGATAGAGCGCAAGAAGGCACAGCCGAAGAAGCTGCAAACAATATCCTTAACATGTGGAACTCGGAAGAGCAACCTACAAACGAGGAGACCGAAGCTGCACCTGAGGAGTCAGAGGTAGAAGAGGAAACAACAGAGAAAGACGAAGACGAAACCGAGGAGGTCTCAACCGAAGAAACGGAAGAGGAACCCACTGAGGAAGTAGAAGAAGTTGATGAAGGTGAAGAGGTTTCAGAAGAAGAGACAGTAGACTCTAGCTATACTATTAAAGTAGATGGTGAAGAGTATGAGGTTAATTTGGAAGAACTTAAAGCTGGCTATCAGAGACAGTCGGACTATACTCGTAAGTCTCAAGCACTAGCGGAAGGACGTAAACAGAATGAAGCAATTCAAGATGAGCGTATCAAGTTAGAGCAAGAGAGACAAATGTACGCGAATGGTTTAGAGATGTTGCGAGAGCAGCAGGAAGCCAAGCTTACAGCATTTGATGAAGTGGATTGGAATGGCTTGAAAGAGGAAGACCCTTACACTTACATGATAAAGAAAGACGAGTACCGAGATGCTCAGGATAAGATTGCTAATGCTGAACAACAACAAAAGATTGTTCACCAACAGCAAGCACAATCACAAATGGCAGCACGTAGTGCATACGTACAAAATGAGTACGCAAAGCTAGTTGAGGTATTACCTGAGTGGGCTAAAGAAGGCAGCACAGTCAAGACAGATGTCAGAGACTACGCTTCTAAGGCGGGGTTCTTACCGGAAGAGGTTGAGCAATTATCAGACCACCGTAGTGTTCTTATTCTTAAGAAGGCAATGGAGTTTGATAGGCTTACCCAGAAGGTGTCCCCTAAGAAGAAGGCCGTTAAAAAAGTCCCGAAGGTACAGAAGTCTGGAAGAGGAAAAGTCAAAGCTGAGGCAGCTTCAGAAGTAGACCAGAAGAAGCGTGCAAGGTTAAGGAAGTCAGGCAACACAGATGATGCCGCTTCCGTTTTTTACGACTTGCTATGAAGTAAGTCGAAACAATAATATATAAGGATATAATAATATGCCAACAACTATGAACGCAACAAGAGTAGGTATTAGAGAAGACTTAAGTAATGTAATTTATGACATCTCACCTACAGAAACTCCGTTCCTATCTTCAATCGCGAAGAAAGGTTCGGTAAAGAGCACTCACTTTGAGTGGCAGACAGACTCACTAAATGCAGCAGCAGCAAATGCTCAGCTTGAAGGCGCAGCAGCAGGTGCAGCAGATATGGACGAGACAGTACGTCTTGGTAACTATACTCAAATCTCTACTAAGACAGTAGACGTTACTGGTTCAGGTGAAGCAGTAGACGCAGCAGGTAAGAAGTCAGAGATGGCATACCAGTTAGCTAAGGCTTCTAAAGAACTTAAGCGTGACATGGAGTTAACACTTCTTGGTGCACAAGTAGGTGCTGCTGAGGCTGGTGGTGCTGGTCGTTCTACTACAGGTGCTGCAGGTTTCATCACTACTAATACAGTAGCGGTGGCAGATAATGGAGGTGTTTTCAATGACTCTGACATCCTAGATGCAGCTGAGGCATGTTGGACACAAGGTGGTACTCCATCTACTTTATTGGTAGGTGCTACTGATAAGAAGTTAATCACTGGTATGACTGGCCGTGCTGCACAAACACAATCAGTAGTGGACGACAACAAGTCGGTTTACAATGCTGTTGATGTTTATGTATCAGACTTTGGTACTTTCAACGTAGTGTTGGACAGATACTTACCTGCTAATACAGCTCTTATGTTGGACAACGACATGTGGTCAGTAGACTACTTACGTGACTTCCAGACAGTAGACATCGCTAAAGATGGTGACTCTGATAAGAAGATGCTTGTAGTTGAGTATGGCTTACGCTGTGGTAACGAAGCGGCTAACGCTAAGATTACTACTGCTTAAGTAGTTAATATGACCCCTACTTAGCTGTGGGGGTTATACTATATTATGTCAATAATAAACACCCAAATTACCCAAGATTCAGATGGTTCAATAATAATAACCTCTGAACAGGACAAGGCTGCAGTAAGCAGCATCATAACTGGCAACGGTCAGTTACGACTAGACTCTGGACGTAGTGGCAAAAGCCAGTACGTAGGTGACTCGACAGGTCAGCACAGAGTTGCCCGTATACCCCTCATTGTGGTTGAGACGATGATGAGAGAAGGAGTATGGGGAGACAAAGAAAGAATGAAGCGCTGGTTAAATGACCCAGAGAATTTACCCTTTAGAACAACAAGAGGAAAACTGTAGATGGCACTAAGTAACTATTCAGAAATAAAGAGTGCGGTAGCCGACTGGCTAGACCGTGGTGACTTAACAGATAGGATACCAGACTTCATTAGACTTGCTGAGTTACGCATCTACAGGGAACTTCGTATTCCCCCTATGGAGAATGTGGTTGAATTAACAACAACCAACAACATAGTTGCCCTGCCTGCTAACTTCTTAGAGATGAGAGCAGCAACAATCAAAGCAGCTACTGATGTTCCACTCCGTAGAGTAGGATATAGGAACCAACCTAAAACATTAGAGAAAGGAACACCCACTACCTTTGCAAGACGAGGCGGTGATTTGATACTACACCCAACACCAGAAACAGAGACCACAGTAGAGTTATATTACTATGCTGACCAGGGCTCCATAACTGATGATACAGACGGTTCTAGTTGGTTCACTAGCAATGCACCTGACTTGTTATTATATGGTGCTCTATTAGAGGCTCATCCTTATTTAAAAGATGATGAACGTATTGTAGTATGGCAGACTGCTTTTAAAGAAGCCATGAGAACATTGCAGAGCATGGCGGATGACTCGGAATATGCCGGTGCAGAGATTGTTGTGAGAACAACTTCAGGAGTTTACTAATGCCAAAGGATACAGGTTTCTTTTCAGACACTATAGATAACGTAACGGCAACAACATCAGCTGAGGACCACGCTACTACAGCAACTACTCAGGCAGGTATTGCAACTACTCAGGCAGGTATTGCAACTACTAAGGCAGGTATTGCAACTACCCAAGCAGCGTTTGCAACTACCCAAGCAGGATTATCTTTAGCTAGTGCAATTAATGCCTCAGATTCTGCTAGTGATGCTGATGACGCACTACAGACTTTACTTGATATTAGTTTAGTAGATTGGGCAGTAACAGGTGCTGAGGATATACACGCAGACCGTTATACGGATACTGTTTATACACACCCAGCTACTCATTCTATAAGTGAAGTATCTGAACTACAAACTGCACTAGATAATAAAGTAGATGACACACAGATACTTACAGATGTTCCTTCAGGTGCTGTCTTTACTGATACTACTTACACTGCTGGTACTAATGTTTCTATTGATGCAGGTGTCATTAGTGCTACTGATACTAATACTGGAGATGTCAACGTACAATCTGATTGGAGTCAGGCAACTACTACAGAAGATGATTTCATTAAGAACAAGCCTACTATACCTACGGCTTTAGCAAACATTACAGATGCTACCTCGGGTGTAGCGGTTGATGATGGTATTACTATTGACGACACAAAAGTACCTAAGGTATTCACACAAACAGATAACCCAACCGCAGGCACCTTTGAAGCAGGTGATTTATGGTGGGACACAGACGGATATACTTGCCGTATAGCAGTTCTGATAGGTTCATCATTAGCTTGGTTTAATATGGCAGATTTTAATGTAAGCACAGTATATATAGCCACAGATACAGCTGATTTTACAATGGCTAATGGTGATATAACAACTAGAGAGTTTGATGGTAAGGGTTGGAGTGAAGTTGTAGTAGCATCAGCAGGCTCTGTTGATATAAGAGGTATAGATACTCCTTCTTTTACACAGTATGAGTGTGACGCTAAAACCAATTCAGTATTTACAGCTGTTAAAAATGGCGCAGATGGTGGGCATCCTATTTTAGCAGCTAAGTTAGTAGAAGTAGGAGAGGATGGTTTTCAGTTTGGAGATGTTGAGCCTGATGGTGATTATGATGGAAGTGATGGTTACTGGCTTGTAGGCGCACAGGGGTATAGGGCAGACCCTGCTAATGGTTCATATGCCTCTGCCTCCCCTGAGCTACAACCAAGAGCACACGCTGTTCTTGATTATGGTGAGGCATACTTTAATCAGAGTTCGTTAGATTATAATGCCCTTACAAACCTACCCACTATTCCTGATGTCAGTACATTTATAACAGCCAGCGATGTTACTACTGAGGTATTAGTTGATGGTGTAAGCTCTACTGTGGATTTTAGCTTAGATTTGTTTACTGGTGTACTAACTATAACAACTACCTAGGAGGTACTTATGTCAATTACATTTGACTCTAGTGTCTCTGAGATTAATTATAATGGTAGCCCTGTAACTGAGGTTATTTGGAATACTACTTCTGTTTGGTCCAGCTTTGAGGAAGAGGTTTTATTCTCAGGTTCACAGTCAATTTATGGGTTGGCTACTGATAACACCTCAGTAAAATATCGTATGGAGTTTCCCTTAGGGTCTCACGCTATTCCCCAACAAGGCTCTTCTTATCACTTCAGACTGAAGCAGGCACACGTGATGACTAAATTTAGCTTTGATTCGCTATCAGTTTTATTTAAGCTACAGGACGGTACATATACCTCTATGGTCAGTCCTGATGTAGGGGCTAATTTTAATAGTTTAGGTCTTAATATTGCCTATCAAGCAGTTGCACCTGCTGAAGTAGGAAAGCCCACCTTACAGACTTATAGTACATCTGTTTTTGAGGCTGGCCTTATCCTCCCTTCGGTTAGCAACCCTATTGTGACTGTGGTTGTGGTGGGAGATATAGGTGGGCAGAAGGATTCAGAACACACATCAACAACTATTTTCTTAGACATCGCAAACTATGAGGCAACTTGGTAATGAACAATTCATACACAGAACATAAGGATTTATTTTACTCTCTCGTTCCTGAAGGTACACCTTATCTGCATCCAGTAGGACCTTCAGGTTGTAATAATACATTAACTATGTATCTATACTGTGCCACGATGAAAGAGGAAACTCAGGATGCACAGGTTATCTTTAATAAGTTTATGGCTAGAGTACAGGAGATTATCCCTGATGTTATTAAGCTACCTTCGAATATTAAGTGTCGTGGTAGACTTAAGGCTGTTGCGGATTTATTCTTTGCTGCGGATATGCTATTTGAAGAAGTGAGTGAGCCTGTAGATGGTGCTTTATACCTATCTGAGATAAACATTAATCCTAGTATGACCCGCAAGGAACACTCTAAAGGTGCTATCTCGCAAGTCAACCCTGAAGAAGGTAGTCAATATATTAAACATATGGGCTTATATTCTACTGAGATAGGTGATGTTTTATTTAATAAGGACAATAACTTAGAGTTTGCAGGGCATACCCTCTATGAAATTAAACAAGACTTAACAGTCCCACAAGGATAATAGATATGGAAGCAATGGATTTTTTTATATTCCTACTGGGAACTATAACAGTAATGCTGGGGTATTACTTAACACAACTATCGGATGACCTCAAGGAACTGGAGAAAGGAATGTTTAATTGTCAAGCTAAGTTACCTATGGTGTACGTATTGAAGGAAGACTATAAACACGACATCGATGAGATTAAGAAGATGATGGGTAAGATTTACGATAGGTTAGAGACTAATAAATAATGTGGTGGACAGCAGGAGCTTATGTCCCTATGTTGTATGACCCTTGGGTTCTAGCTTTAGGTTGGTCAATAATATGAAACACCTGCTGGTTTTATGGTATAATACATAGGAGTATTTAAGATGTTTGGATTACCTTTAGAAGTAATAACAATGCTGATAAGCACAGCAGGAACAGCATACATCCGTATGTCAGCAGACAGTAAGGCAGACTTAGCGGCAGAGAGAATAGCAAGGGCAGGAGCAGTACAGTCAGCTAGAGAAATGCAGAGCACGAACGCTAGTTGGACCAGGCGATTCATAACTATGGCATTCATTGGCATGGCATACTTCATCCTACTAGCCCCACTACTAAACCTACCCACAGTAGTACCAGTCGAAGTAACCACAGGATTCAAGTTCCTATTCTTTGATTTCACAAACACAGTAACAGAGTATGTAACCTTAGAAGGAATGGTCACACCAGACTATCTCCCTCACGCTATAATGGCAGTGGTTGGTTTCTACTTTGGTAATTCAACAGCAAAAAGGTAAACAATATGGCATTAGAAAACCCCACCTACATCAGTGATTTAGACGCATTAAACCCAGCAGGAACAGACAGCAGGGCACAAGGTGACAACCACATACGAAACTTAAAGAGTGCTATTAAAACCACCTTCCCAAATATTGATGGGGCAGTAACAGCAACACAAGCTGACATTAATAAGCTCACTGGGTTATATACAACAACAGAGCAGCTTGATTATTTAGGTGGTTACTGTGTTGTAACTGGAATTAAAACATACGACACACAAGTAGAATGTGAGACTGAAACAAATGGGACTCCTTTAGGCACCTGGCACCCAGCGGTAACCTCTCAAATTCAAACACAGTTTGATACTCTTATAGAACTTGGTGCACCCATAATTGACCCTGAGTTTGCAGGCACTGTTAATGTAGGTTACTGTGCTTCAGCGGCTGGTGTTCTTTTAGGAAGTTTTAAAACAAGTACTGACTGTACAGACGCTGACGATACTAATGTGTGGGCAGTTAATAGAGTGGTACAGACAGGTATTAGTCACAACTTCATGGCTGCACAATACTCAGGCTCTGAAGTGCTTGGCACAGCGGAGGATGGTTTAGCTGTTATAGCAGACTTAGCACTCTCTAATGTATTCATTGTGACTGTAAATCATGATGCTGATGTGTTGGCGTGTGACAATATGGCTTCAGGTGGTTGCTATACATTCCTAATTAAGAATACAGGTGCGTATGACCTCAACTTTGATAGTACGTTTTTCTCATTCCAAGGAGGTGAGCCAGCATTGACCAGTGGCAACGGAAAGGTGGACTTAGTTTCTTGTGTCTCAGATGGCGCTAGGCTTTATTGTTCTATCACACATGACCTAGTCCCTTCCCTATAATATGTTTGGATTTGTAGCAGGTGCAGGAATACCCGTAGTTGCCTTAGAGCCTACATTAGTAAGCGGTACTGTGGCAAAGCAGATTGGTAGTTCTCATGAGGTAACTATAACAGGAATGAGTGGTGTACCTAAGACATTAATTATTGTTTTTAATCAGTTTTCAAATGGCTCTATTGTGGCAGACAACATGACAGGGTTTACTGTTGACGGTGAGACACCTACCCGTGATATTTTCGAAACTAATAATTCATATGATGATGGAAACTACGCAGGAATATATAGGCACTTCATAGGTGGTAAGGATGAAGTTACAATAGACTTTGGTTCTAGCATCACCAGTCTAACACTATCCCGTAGCTCATACACAGTGTTTGCAGTTGATGGTGACCCTGAGTTAAGTGCTGTTTATTCTTATGATAACACAGATGGTTCTACTTCTACCGAGATTGTACGTAACGCAGGCGACCTTTTAGTTGCAGGGATAGCAACACATGACACCGTCATCGATGGTGGTATGAGTAACACCACAAAGCCTACAATATCTGATATGACATTGGTGGATGTAGAATCACCTGACCCAACTTGGTATAAGTCATTTTGTTACTTTACAGGATATAAGTATAGCAGTGCTGCTGAAACACTTACACACACTACTCGTAGTTACCATTACGATGGAAGGTACAAGTCTATAGTTTATGCCTTATATAAGAAGAGAGGTTCTTAATGCCAGACCAAGTTAAAGTATTAAACCCTAACGGTATAAACAGAGACATTAGTCCTTACGAACTACCAGATGACAAGTGGTCTGAGGGTAACAATGTATCATTCACAAATGACAGAACAAGTATGTCCGCAGGTTACACTGCGTTTGGTGCTGATTTGGCTGTAGAGCCTTATTGGTTAATGCCTTTTACTACACTTACTGATAGCTATTGGATATATGCTGGCCTCGATAACATATATAAGACTGATGGTGTCACAAATACAAACATAACTAGACAAAACAGCACTCCTGAAGATGTAGACTACACAACCACAGACGGTAAGTGGAATGGTGGTGTACTAGGTGGTGTGGCTATTTTAAACAACGGTATTGACGTACCACAAATGTTAGGCACTGGCTCTACTAGATGTGCAGACCTCGACTACTGGCCTACTGGCATGAAGGCTTCTGTTATTCGCCCATTTAAGCAATTCTTAGTAGCCCTCGACACAACAGAAGGCTCTGACAGATACCCATATAGAATACACTGGTCACACCCTGCAGAACCAGGTACAGTACCCACTACTTGGAACGCAGCTCTAGCTGATAAGGACGCAGGCTATGTAGACCTGAGTCAGACTAACGGTTGGGTAGTGGACTCGCTTCCTCTCAAGGACGCTAACATTATTTATAAAGAAGACTCCGTATGGGGCATGTCTTATGAAGGTGGTCAGTCTATATTTAGGTTCTATGAAATATTTAATGACGCAGGTGTGTTTGGTCAGAGATGTGCCAAGTCTTTTGATGAGAAGCATTTTGTAGTCACAACTAATGATGTCTATGTCCACAACGGACAGACAAAAGAAAGTGTAATCACCAACCAAATGCGTACTGAGTTATTTAACTCCATGCATGCTGACCACACAGGTAAGACCTTTGTAACTGCTGACTATAAGAACAATGAAATGTGGGTTTGTTTTGTTTCTGGTGGTAATTACCATACTACACCTCTTCCCAACAAAGCTTTCATATGGAATTGGAAAAACAATACATGGACAACCAGAGACATTCCTAATGTAAACCATATTGGTTGGGGTGTTGTGGCATCAGCACAGGGAACAATTGACTGGTCTGATACAGGAACATGGGATTCGGATGAAACATCTTGGGATGACCGAGGATATAACCCAACAATGACTTCTCTAATTATGGCTGATACAGTCAATAAAAAACTATTTGAAGTTAAGGAGTCTGAGACTGAGTTTGATAATGAGTCTATTGTTGCTTATGTGCGTAAGGATTCAATGAACCTAGGCTACTCAGGAACTAAGTACCTCAAGAAAATTATTCCTAAGTTTAGTTCTGGTTCTGGGGAGGTCATGTTTGCTGTCGGTTACTCTATGGTTCCTAATCCTAAAGATGGTATTGTATGGAAACCTCCTATTAGTTTTGATGTTGGCGAACAGTCTGAGTTGCCTGTCAGGGTCACAGGAAACTATATAAGTATTGCGGTTTACACAACATCTAGTAACACTAGGTGGTCACTAGACAACCTTGAATTACACTGGGCACCTAGTGGGAACAGAGGGTCTGGCACGTGAGTATAAGGTACGTACCGGAAGCTCCTCCTGCTGACCCTAAAGACTTACCTAGTTATTTGACAAGAGAACTTAACAGAATGTCAGAAGTAATTAATAACATTTCTGATGGCAACCTGAGTGTAATACATTCTGCTCCTCCTAAGCCGAGACAAGGCAATATAAGATATGCGGATGGAACTGACTGGGAGCCTGTTGTTGGTGGTGGTGAGGGCCTGTATATATACTTAAGCACCGGATGGTCTAAGCTTTGATTACAGGCATAGTCTCTAAGGACATAGACAAATACTGGGACAGTAGTTTTGATGTTCTCATTAAGAGAGCACTTAGATATAGCGTAGCAGGTTTCAAAGTAGAAGACATAAAGCAAGCATGTAAAGAACAAGACATGCAGTTGTGGGTTAGCACATCAGACGGTGTTGTTAATGGCATCTGCATAACACAAATATTAACATACCCTAGGAAGAAGAACTTATTAATACTTCTACTAGCAGGTAAAGATTTTAAGGAATGGCAAGATGAAGGTAATGAAAGAATGGTTGATTATGCTAAGGCAAACAACTGCAGAGGTATTGAGTTTCACGGCAGAAAAGGCTGGGGAAATTTACTTAAAGACAATAATTATAAAGAACAACATGTTGTGTTCTATAAGGAGATAGTATAATGGGTGGTGGCGGAAGCGAAACAACAAAGAACGAGCCGTGGACAGCAGCTCAACCTTACTTAAAACAAGGATATGCAGAAGCTAAGAATCTGTATGAGAACTTTACACCAGAGTATTATGGTGGTCAAACACAGGCGGACTTTACTGCTGACCAGCTGACATCACAGCAAGGCATTCGTGACTTTGCAACGAAAGGTGCTCCTGAGATGATGAACTCGGCAATGGGTGCATATCAGTATGGCACAGGTAGTCAGGTTCTCGATGTGGCTAACAACCCATATGTACAAGGCATGGCACAGGCTGCTGCTAGAGACGCTTACTCAGGGTTAGGTCAACAGTTCTCTAACATCAGAGGTGGCTCTATTATGTCAGGTGGTTTTGGTGGTGGTAGACAAGGCATTGCAGAAGGTAATGCTCTTGGTGCTGCTAATCAAAATGCCATTGACGCAACAGCAAATATTTATGGTAACGCTTATGGACAAGGACTTACACATCAAGCTAATACATTAGGTATGACAGGTAGTATTATGGACTCAGGGTTTAAACCATATGATGCTCTTAATGCAGTTGGACAACAGCAGCAGGACAGAGAGCAATCACTTATTAATGACTCTATGGCACAGCATGAATTTTACCAGAACTTACCGGCTGATAAACTTAACCAGTATCTTTCTCAGCTTGGTCAAACACAGGGTCTATTGGGTAATGCAGGTACTTCAACTACTCCAGGACAAAGTGGTATGGGTCAGGCAGGTGAAGCAGCTCAGATTGTAGCCACCTTAGCCCCCTTCTTTACTGGTTCTGATGAGCGCCTTAAGAAGGACATTTCTAAAGTTGGTGAAACACCTTCAGGTATTAACCTCTACTCTTGGAAGTGGAAAGAAGGAGCTGAGAAGTTTGGTGCTGACATGAACCACACAGTTGGTGTAATTGCACAGGAAGTAATGAAAGTTATTCCTGAAGCAGTTAAGAAGTTTGATGATGGTTACTATAGAGTTAACTACTCTAAGGTTGTATAATGCAAAATATATTTAACCAAGCATTTGGACAACAACCCGGTGGATATGTGTATGGTGAAAACCTAGGTGACACATCACAGAATGCATACAACTTATGGGGTTCTACTGGACCAACAAATCCTTACATTGCTAGAGCTGCAACACAAGCACCCCTAATCCCGCAGAATGTGGCTGATGTATTACCAGGTGGTGCTAATTATTATGATTGGGATGCTGAACAGGCTGCCGCACGTGCAGCTGAAGCCGAGCGATATGCTATGCATGGTGGTGGCGGTGGTGGTTACTATGGAGGTACTTACTCTGAGTTCAACACTGATGCCTTAGGAAACTGGGTTGACAGCTGGAGTGATGGTCTGGGCTATGGTGGTTATGGTGATGACTCTGCTGATGGTGGTGCTGGCTGGGGTAATAATGGTGATGGTGATGACGGCTTTGGTGGCTGGTAATATAATTTAAAAGGAACATAATAAAATGAATATAGAATTAATAAAAGAAATAATGGATACCTTCGGTGTAGGGCCAGAGGAAGCAATTAAAATGTCACAGATGCCTGAGATTCAGGGTGTGCTTTCTGCACAATATGCTGGTGGTCAGGATGCAGAAGCGTCTGCCTATGCTAGACAAGTGGCGGGACAACGTGGTCCTGCATTTGGCTCAATGCCTGGTGACACACCTCAAGTAAGACAAGGAAGTATGCAAGGTGGTCTGTTCCAAGAGACTCCTCAGTGTCCTCCGGGTAGCACATGGAATGGCACTACTTGTGCAGCCGTGCCTCAAGGGCCTTCGTCTCTAGGACCAATTTCACTTTAGAAGGAGAATACAATGCCTTGTTATAATTCAAGTGGTAACTTAATTCCAGGAAATGCTCAGACATGTGCTAGCTTAGGTGGTGCCTGGGCAGTTGGTGAAACTCCTGTTGTTCAACCTCTTCCTACCATAGACAATATTGGAACACAATATGGTATGGGTCAAGGCGTTCAGCGCAGTAACTTAGAGCCTGGACTTGGCTACCCTAATACAAATAACTTTGGTCAGCCTGTGAGTACAAACTTTGCTGGTGATTCTTTGTTTGACATGAAGCAGAAGAGACAGAACATTCTTGATAAAATGGAATTTCACAACAGTGTAACAACAGACACAACTAACACCACACCAAACAGTGCCTTTGGTGGTGGTATTAATCCGGAGTGGGATGCCCCTGTTCAAGGAATAGGAGATGCTCTGAATGTTTTGCCATCTAAGGAAGACTTGCAGTTTTTACATAAGGCAGTAACAGACCCTGCAGAAAGAGACCGTGTTTGGGCATATATGAAAGAGAATCCTGGAACTTCTATTCTTGCAGCATTGACAGTCGTTGGTGTAGGTAAGAAACTTAAACAGTTTGTACCAAAACCTAAGAGGTATAAAGGTAAGCTAGAACAGAAGGCGGTTAAGCCACATATTGTGAATGGTAAGGTTGTTAATGCCGATAAGGTTCAGCCGCATGTTGCTGCTGTAAGGCCTCAGAGTTTTCTTAAAGATGCTGCACTTACTGGTGGTGCTGCTCTATTGGCTGATAAGGTTTATACGGAACAAACTGGTAAGTCTTTTATCGAGAATGCCTTGGGACTAGGTGCTGAAAACAAGGACCTCCTGCGTCCTAATGTACCTAAGCCTACTACTTCTACTAATAACACAGGTCCTTTAAATAAGGATGGCAAGTTCCAGAAGTCAGACCCTGCTCGTAAGAAGAAGGACTTTGACTGGGACAGGCTAGCTAAGTTAGGTCAGCTAATGGCACACTTCGGTACTCCTCTTTCTAAGAGAGGTGACCACCCTAACGTACAGTGGGGTAAGGACGCAAACTCATTAAGAACAGCACAGACTGCACTGGCTAAGTCCTTTAATACTAGTCCTTTTGCTAAAACAAAGGATTCTACTGTTGAAGGTCAATTCAAAGGTTTTCTAACTTCTCCTTCAAGAGACTGGAATCCCCTTACTTGGGCTAGGTCTGAGGAAGAAGTGGACTCCTTAGCTAGTCAGTCAGCTATTCTTTATAAAGAGTATGTGGCTAAAGGCATGACACACGGTGAAGCCATTAAAAAGGTACGACTTAAGTTTGGATACTAAATATGACTAGAGAAGAAGAACTACAGAGAATAATGGCTGAGGTTGATGGCAGTGCTGGAGGCTCTGTATCAGCCGGTCAGGCGGCCATGCCTTCTTACTTGTCATCACAGGCTGAAGGTGCTAGTGCTGTAGGTGACATATTTAATGTAGACACTCCAGGTGTGGACCAGTTTGGTGCGGAACAACAAGCCAAGGCTTCTCAATTCCAATCACAATATCCTGAAGGTTTGTTTAAGACAGACAATAAATTAGGGTGGTGGCAGGAGAAGGCCACATTGAATAGCATGAACCAAATTGTTCCTATGCTTGGTTATGCTGCAGGTGCTGTGTTACAGGCAGTACCAAACCCTGTTGCTAAGGTTCTCGGTAAAACTATTACAGGTGCTACATTTGCTTCACAGTATAATGCTAACCTCGCAGATACATTACAGGAACACAGAGACAGAGCAGGACGCGAACTGTCCCAACAAGAGAAAGTTTGGGCTGCTGTTATTGCAGGTGGTGTTGCTGCACTAGACAGAATTGCCCCTGGTAAAGTAGGTAAGGACGTTGCTAAGAGTATGGGTGGCATGGGTGCTGTTGACACTGCACGTAAGTCTATCATCAAGAGAATGAATGCTTCTAGGCAGTCACTTTTGAGTTCTATTGGTACTGGTGCTAAGTATGTTGGTGGTGTTACAGGTAGAGAGGCACTTACTGAATCAGCACAGAAAGCACTACAAATTGGCACATCCGTAGACCCAGGATATTTAACTACACGTCCTGGTATGGAGTCAATAGTAGAAGAAGGTGTAATTGCCGGACCTACTTCAGGCTTAATGTCTACACCTCAGGGAATTGTAGAAGCCACCTCACAAAACAGGGATATTGGTACCGCACGTAGAGATGCTAAGAGATGGAATACAACACGTTCATCTGAGGCAGGTCATAAGTACATGCAGACAGGTGTTAGTGAAGACATAGGCAAAATTGAAATTACAAAAGCAGAGGACATCCTAAGTAAGGGTGGTCGTGCTATTGATGCATTAAGTGGTGAAAGAATTGGCAGAGGTCTCAAGGCTTTTGCTGACATTGGTGCCTACAAACCTGCTTCTATTATTAAGGAAGCAAGAGACAGACAAACCACAGGAAAGAACTATGCTATTATGAATGATGTGTTGCAGTCATTCATTGAGCCTGGTTCACAGAGTGGTGAAGTCAAAGTACGTGACTCATTCCACCAGAGAAAGGACCTGTATTCTGGTCAACTGCTAGGTGAGGTTACAGCTGTGCTTGACCAACTAAGTAAGCATCCTAAGTTTGGTTTAATGGGTAGAGAGTTGTCAGGTAGTGTCAATGACTTCATTCGTTTAACATTAACAAAACCTAATAGTCCTGAGACATTAGCTATAAGAGAGAAGCTAATTAAGGATGAAGGCTTTACTCAAAAAATGATGAGTCAAGTTACACATGCTGCTGCTTTAATGAGAGAGAAGCAAGACGAAGCGTTCACCTTAATGAAGGAAGCAGGTATTCCTGTTAAGTACCAAGAGAATTACATATACAATCCTGTCAGTGAGAAGGCAGTACGTGATAATAGGAAAGGGTTTATTGAATCTCTAGTTGCGGCAAGTGTGAAAGCTAACAAAGAGAATAGTAAAATTAAAATACTTACTGATGAGCAGGCTGCTGAAATTGCTGATAGCATTAGCCACGGTAAAGACCCTTCTGTACTGACAAGTAAGTATTTAATAGACAAGAACAAGAAGAAAGGAACTAAGAAGAAAGGCAAACAGGACTTTGAGAAGTCACGTAGTGATATATGGAAACACCTAGATGACGAGTTTAGAGAGAAAGACTTAGGTAAAGTAATGGAGCAGTACCTATTACGTGCTGCTACTCGTGTTGCTAGTGCTGAGACATTCGGTGCTAAGGGTGCTGACAGACTACAGAAGAACCTAGACACCTTAAAGAAAGAAGGTGACATCACTCAGTCAGAAGTTGGCAGAGTGTGGGACATGTATGACGCAGTACACAACACATATAAGAAGGACGTTAAAGAAGGTGAGCAGTTGTGGCGTGATGCGTCTAGGTTTGGTACTACTGTAGGTGCTATCACACACCTAGGCTTAGCAACACTGTCATCCTTGCCTGAATTAATATGGGTTGGTGAGCGTGCTGGCTTTGGTAACATGATGAAGACACTACCATCAGCATTCAACTACGCATTCAAAGGCGCTAAGCATGGTCTCGGTGGTAAGAAAGGGGAGCAGTCAGAAGGTGCTAAACAACTTGCACGCTTAGGATTCAACCTGAACCCTGAAGTGAATGACAGACTGGACCAGCTGTTCTCAGCAGACCGTAGTAAGATTCTTAGTGGTTATTTCCGTTCACCTTTTGGTGCGTTCCTAACACAGTGGACAAACTTCACACGTAACTGGGCAGCACAGACTGGCCTGAGCATGATGAATGAGCACGCAAACAGTTGGAACACTATGCCACCTGCTAAGAAGAGTAAATTCTTACGTGAGTTAAAGGAGCAAGGCATAACAGCCAGTGACTTTGAGCAGATTATAGAAGCATCGAGAGATTCCAGTGGTAAAATTAATATTAGTATTCTTAATGATGACTTCTTAGATAAGACAATCACCAAAGAGTATAAGACAATGGGCAAGAAAGGTACTCAAACAAGAGTGAGGGACATTATGATTCCTTGGGTTCACAAGATTGTCAGTGACGTAGTGGTACAACCGAACGCTACCAACAAACCCTTGTGGATGTCTAACCCTTCATGGTCTATGTTGGCACAACTTAAGACATTCCCTATTGTGTTTGGTAATACGGTAGTTAAAAGACTACTTAGAAAACTAAACCCTCGTAGTTGTAGTGCAGACTTTGGTCTTGCCTTATCAGTTATGGGTGCTATTGCTGGAGCATATGCTGTTGCCTTTATTGGTGAGACTATGAAGTCAGGAATTAGAGGAAAGGACATGGAAGACTTTACGTTGATGTCCGGTGCACATAAGATTGGTCTTACTGCTGTTCCTGGTATGTTAGTAGGTGCTGGTAAGTATGGCAGTGGTGCAGAAAGTCTTGCTGGTGTACACGCTGGTGCTGTTGGTACTTTGTTTGAGGATGTTGTCTACCCTATCTTTGGCGAAGGTGAGATAGGTGATGGAACTGGTAACTTAATTGATTGGATTTTAGAGAGTGGTCTACAAGGACTAGGTCCTGCAGGCATTGCTATTAAAGGGAGCTTTGAAGAATGATTTGTGGTGCTAATTTAAATATACCTGGTGTAACTGAAGCTAACACAGTTTCCAAACAGTCCCCTGGTCTTTCCATGTTTATTGACAGTTCCTTTGCGAGTAAGGACGAAGCATTAGAGAGCCTAGGAATCACACCAGAACAGTCTAAGGAGTGGGCTGACAAACAACAAGGTCACGAGAGAAGTTACAACACACCTGAGATGGGCGAGCTGGCTGCGAGAAGAGAAGCTGGGCTAGTGTCACAAGAAGAGTGGGTTAGTGCTGTCCGTGATAATAATATGCCTGTCTCATTCAATGAGGTTCAGGACGTTCCTTCTTACAATGAGTTAGTGATGTCATTAGACAACCCACATAAAGGCATTATAAACACAGGCGGTGGTACTGCGCAAATGAAGAAGCTACCTACAGGTATGAAGGTTGCTAGTAGGTTAGACATACCTGCTTACAAATTTAGGGACACTTGGGTTGTTACAATACACGTCCCAAGTAAAGGAAAAGCAGGTAAGGTAATTGGATATTCTAAGTCAGCACACCTTAAGAACGTAACATTCCAAGACGGTGCTAGGCAAATGAAGTCTGCTATGAAGATGGCACAGGGTGCCAATAAAGCACCAATAGCTACATTCATAGGTGACTGGGTTAATACAGACACTGACAAAGTAGTTAGCCTTAGTGAAGAAGCCTTAGCCTCCGATGGTTGGGTACAGGTAGGAATGAATCCTGATAGAGGAGAGTTCTTCTATGATAAGAATGGGTTTAAACCTGTTGCTTCTGCTAAGGAAGTCCTACAGGTTGGTTCTCTTCTAATGGCACGTGGTGTTAAATATCTTAATAAAGAGGACGACGTAGGTAACACTAGTAAAAGAGCTGAGCCTTTAGTTGACCCTCAGGGGGATGATGGCTTTACTGTTATGCCTACAGAAATACAACCTAATGGAGAACGTAAAATTGTTGGAACCATAGCTGCTGAACCTAGTGATGTTAATGGTGCTACAGATTACACAGTTAATGTTGCAGAAATGAACAATGATTTCATAGGTAAAGGTAAAGGTGTTGAGCTATACCTAACAATGGTTGAGGAACTCCTTAAGAAAGGCGTTAATATGGGGGGTTTTGGAAGAGTACCAGATTACCTTAGCTCTGGTGGTATGACTACTGAGTCTGCTATGCGTGTATGGAGAAGCATTTATAAAAACTTAGACAAACATTTAGAGAAGTTTCCTAACTTAAAAGGTGCAATACTTCTAATGCCTTCTAATGAAAAGGGAATGATATTCCATAAAGGCACTGCCAAGTTAAAAGATGGTGGTAGAGAAGAAAACCAATATGAGCAAGACGTTGGTCAAGAACCTGCATTTTCTATAGAGTTATACCCTGAAACATACAAGAAGAACGTAGCTAAAAAACAGAAGCACAAAGCAACTCTACATACAGTCTGGGATGATGTGAATGACACACTAACACTAAGGGACGATACCCCTCAATCTCCAGGCTTCTTCGCATATGAAAAAGCTACACCTGCAACTAAGCACATGGTTGACTTTGCCCTCAGACATGATACAGACTTCCGCATTAATGCAGATGGCTCACTATCTCTGGACAATGAGTCATACAAGCAGGGGGTCACAACTTATGAAGGAAGAGTCAAGGTGCACGACATGAAAGAGTTGCGTGCATTCTTAGGATATTAGAAATCAGTAACAACCTGCATCAGTTTCTTAAGAGGAACTAGATGTAGTTTACTTGCTCTGTTGTCACCACCCATTACAGTCCCCTTGCTTGCTTTGGGGACTAGTTGTTTAAGGACTTCAGTAGGAAATACTAACGAGCACAGTAGCTTACCATCCTTGGTTAGGTTGTGTACCCAGAGGTCAGACTCAGTGGCTTCGAGGCCACTAGGTTTACCATATGATTGTACCTCAATACATATGTTACCTGTCCCTGCCCACCTATCACGCTCAGTCTTTACCTCACATGTCTTGGCACCTGAGAACATGTCATCAATATACTTCTCCCACTGCTGACCAAACTCCAAATCAATATCAAACTTCTTACGTCCTGCCCAGTCTTCTGCTTTATTTAAACTCATTTAATAATTCCTGTATTGTTTCTTCAGTGAAGTGACGAAAGTTATTCTTGTCTGCCCATTCTTCTTGTGTGTAGTAGGTACCATCCCTGCGCTTCTGTGCACCCGGCATCCTATTACCTAACTTATACCATAAAAATACAAGCTCTGTTCCTGGTGGAAGTCTCTTCCTAATCCATACATACTTGCGTGCTTCACTTGACTCATTGAACCTTCCTTTTGCCTCAATTATTATATTGCCTACAACAAAGTCGGGATAATATTTGTGGTCAATTGAGTATTCAATAGGGTCAGGGTGAAACTCACAGTCTTTCATTAGACCATCCTTGAGTTTAGTCTCCCACTTAGAATCTGCTGCTCTTTGGTTTGCCTTACCAAACCCTGCTCTTCTCCATGCTGGTACTCCCATTACTTTAATTCTCCTCCTGGTTTGTGTCCCGTACCACAAGTTCTAAACTTGCTGTGGGACATTATCTTCTTAGTATCTTTAGATGTGCACTCTGGACAACGCCCACTTTTATTTCTGTGTTCTATTGTGTTGTTCTTTGTGTACTCATTGTCACACTTGTTGCACTTGTAATCATATAGCATCACATACCTTCCTTGTCATCACAGTCACCATAACAATCATCCATCATTCCGAACTCAGGTTCAAATTCTTTATGTCCATAACGGGTTGACCACTCTTCCCCACTCTCCTTAGCTAATGACTCAAGTCTTGTATAATACTTATTGACAAAATCCTTGCCTTGTTTACGTAGTATTTTTGTGAGCTCATTGTACCTACTCTCTAGTTCTTCTCTCTTGTCCTTCTCTTCTGTGTATAGTTTGTGCCATGAGACTGCTGAGTCTTCAACGAGCTTGTCATACTTCTCCTTCCTAGTCCAGTAGTCATCACTCATCAGTCTTTACTGCCAAAT